GCCATTTAACTAAGTGCTAGAATGAAAGGGGTCATTTCTGAGAACAGACTTTTGGAGAATGCTCTTCCACTAATCGTTCCTGTTGATTGATTAATCTGGAACTCATCACCAATTCTGAAATTACCAGACTGATCGGTACTGGTGTAAATCACACTACCTCCATTTTGAGTTACAACTTCATTTGCTTGAATTGTAACACCACCTCTCTTGGGTGTTGCTGATGTAATATCGTTGCCGGAACCAATATACTCAAAAGTATGAGAACTGGCGATAATCTTACTCTGTTGGAAGAAGTATGTTGTAGATCCTACCCCAACAGTGTTGAGTAGATTTTCAGCAAGAGTTAATGTAGTAATCCCAGCAGTAATGGGAGTTGAGCTATTTATCGTGTAATAGGTATCTGCCATAACTGCTGTTGCAGTGGCGGTTGTACCTGTATCTGGAGCAGAGATAGTTACAGTAGCAGTTCCTGTATATTGACTTCCACTACTAATGATATCAATTTCAGTTACTGTACCATTTTCTATTGTGACGAATGCTGTTGCCACTTCTCCATTTGGACCTGTGGGAGATGATATAGTTACAGAAGGTGTACTTGTATATCCACTACCACCAGATGTAATTGTAATGGTTTCTACAGACTTGTAAAGTTGATCAAAATAAACAATTTGACCATCGTATGGTCTAGTAGTAACACCACCTAGATTGACAACAATATTATCTTGTCCAACATTGCCACTTGAAGTTACAGTACCAATAAACTGTTGATTACTTACACCATCCGCAACCAAACCGAAAGTGCCAAAACTACAGTTACTATTTGCCAGGTCTGCTTGACCACCTTTATGGACTGTTATAGCTTCGTTACAACAAATAGTGAATACTGAAACTAATTGTGCATATCCCTGATTAGTAATAGCAACACCAACACCACCTTGATTATATTGTGTAAAGGCATCAACATTCATTGACTTAGTCAAGACAGCCTTATCACCATCAACCCTGATACCAGTTCCAGTAGTGGTGTCACTAGTACAGTTCTGGATGTATGGACCTTTCCACTTACCACCACCAACATTAGTAGCACCAGCTGTTGGGAATGCAACTGCAGATGAAGGAGCCAAGTGACCGGAGAAGGTCATATTAGCCAACTTACATCCTTTATTAACATGGAACAGATCTTGAGTTGTACTACTTGGTAAGACTTTTACAGTTCTTTGATCATCACCAACTACTGCTACAAAAGCTGGAAGTGTGATAGGATTATTCTCAACATAATTACCAGACAAAACCTTGATAACTGAACCTGACTGAGCCACACCAACAGCTCCGGCAATAGTCAGTTTAGCGTTATCAATTGATGTTCCATTATTGGAATCATTACCATCTTTAGCAACATAGAAAACATTGGGTGCTGAGTTGATACCAGTTGCACCAGAATTAATGGTAACATTTGGACCAATCTCAATATTAGAATTGGAGATAGTAACAATACCAACACCAATTGTTTCATTGTTACCATCGATGGTAACTGATGCTGTACCAATAGTAAGGATTCCAGTAATTCTTGCGTCACCTCTTACCAAAAGGGCAGTGGCCGCTGTTCCTGCATTGACTTCAAGACCACTTCTGAATGTTGAAAGTCCGAGAGAATCTACATGTTTTACATCATCATATGTGATAGTTCCAGCAACATTCACATTTGTGAAGTTACCAGTTGTCATTGTGATAGCAATACCACTAATGAAACTTGTTTGAGCTATTCCAGCACCACCAAAGGCAGTACTAGCAATACCAACCCACTTGGAGTTAGCCTGATCATAAATCAGTAGTTTGTTATCTCCTGTTGATGCATCAAACGAAACATCATCAAGATCTTTTATAAATCCTGCTCCACCACCACCCATAGTGGAGAGTTGAGTGGTGATTCTAGATAAGAACAACCTGTAATGAGTAGACAGATCCTCCAGTGTCGCAAAGTTCTGATTAATAGGTGTCAGTGGGTCAATCTGACCACCGGCTCTTTCTTTTTCTTCTGGAGGTTCGTTGAGAAGATAGTTTTCTTTTAGTTCAGTTTGTTCAGTTTTGATTAAAGAAGCGATTTTAGATAACTCTTTCAGTTCTTTTCTAAGAGAAAGAATATCACTATCAATTCTTGAGACATCCTCATCGTAGTATTTTACTTCAGGGAGTGCATCAACAGTCCCCTTCAGATCAGTAAAGAACTTGAGAATAGACTCATCTGCCTTAACACTCTGTTCGTTAATCTTCTCAATCTGCCCTTCAAGGGACTGTTTGAGTTTATTCTGTTCACTAAGAACAGATTTTCTTAACTTTTTATCATCATCTTTAAATGTATTACGAAGTTCCCAGATTCTAATAGAAGTTTCTTTTATCTCTTTATAGATTTTATCCTTAGTTTCTGTGATTCTATCGTTTGTTTGATCAAGATTGTCCCCAAGGTTTTTTACATCAACTTTAAATTCAAATTCTTTAACCTCAAGAGACTCATTTAGTTCATTAACCTCACGATTAATCTTCTCTTTGATTATATCAATATGCCCTTGTACTTTGCAGAAGTCATCATCGATGAGACTGAAAGTTTTACCAATCCAAGAGAAGTCTGGGACTTCCTGAACTTCCTGAATCCAGTCAGGGAAGGTTGGAATAGCCTCATTTACCTGTTCAATTCTTGATTTGAGAGATTCAAGATCCTCTTCATAGTATTTTACTTCTGGAAGACTTTTTATTTCTTCCTTAATGTCGATAATTTTATCATAAATTGAGTTAATGTCATGGTCATAGTACTTGACCGTAGGAATTTTTGACTCAATTTCAAATAATTTACCCTCAAATTCTTCACTTTGAACACTTAGGACATCAATTTTATCTGTCTTTGCATAATTTGATTGAATTTGTTCAATTTGAGCACTAATTTCCGCTAATTGCTCATCATAATACCTAATTTCAGGTATTTCTGGAATATCTTTTCTTACATCATTGACTAAACGGACCAATTCCGACCATTCTGGAACCTGAACAACGTCAGTTACTTCTAGAAATGATTCTCCATCGGAATTTTCGATGGTCTGTGTCTCTTCCTCTACAGTTTTTTCAAGAAAATCTTCGACTGAGGGCAGATTTTCTTCTTTAAATTCTTCTACTGACGGTAAATTCTCAGGATCTTCTATGAAATCCCTATAAGAAGGTAAATTATTATTATCACGCGACATGTCAGTTATTAGTAAGAATACTTTGGGATTTCTCTCCCGTTCTTACTATTTATCATTAGTATTTTTCTTCAATAACTTTTGAAGTTCAGCTGTTGAACCAACAAAAAGTGCATTATTAACAGTGGTTGGACCCTTAAGATCTTTTTCATCCTCCACATCTTTCAACTTCTGTTGTAATGTGAGAAGTTTGTCGGTAGCATCAGCTACGTTCTTGATCAATTGACCGGCAACTTCATATGCTCTAGGCATCTCACTCTCCTGTGCCAACTCAAGAATACCATTAATAGCCTCTTGCCCCTTTTCAATGATGGAATAAAGGTTACCTCTTGTGTATTCGTAGTCTTTTCTGATATCTTCAGAGTCAGTTTTTATTTTCTCAATCTTTGAACTAGTGATATTCCTTTGAACTTCTACCTCAACAGATTCAACGTTGAAAGTTTCATCCAGTTTTTCATACTTATCAGTCATATATTACCTCAGAAAACCATACCATCAAAACCAAAGTCATCACCAACCTCAATGAAGTTAGCATCATTGGCTGTAATGGTCTTAATTGCAGAACCAAGAACGTGTTCTTTGACCTCAGTTCCGTCTTGACCTCTTTTGACAGTGATGTTGTTTCCACTGACTTTCTCAATATACATCTCTTCTTTATTAATTTCAATATATGTTGCTGCTGATAGTTGAGATGCATCATCTACAGTAATCACTTTCTCTGTAGAATCTATGTTTTCTGTAGTAGTGGTGACGACACTGTCATCATAATCCTGAATAGCTCTTGGTGCAACTCTGTAGGAGATGTCTCTTTCTGGATTTCTAAGACCTGGACTAGCGGACCCAGCAACGTAACCAACAGTAACTTTTCTGATAATATCATTTGAAACATCTGTTAGAGGTCCGAAGATGAATGTTTTAGCTGTAAATGTTAAAGTATATACAAGAGATCTTCTGGTCTCAAAA